TTAATCCTGCAAAAATAGTCGTACCTCCGGTGGGATCCCTAATCTCTGGTAGTAGCCTTGATGTGATTCGTCCTGTTCTGGCGCAGTATTGGCCGTCAGCAGTTGGATCGCAAAGGCATTCGCCTGCCTCTCCAGCTTACCAGGGGCGAAGTAAGAGTTCTCTTCCAGGAAAAAACGGTTAATACCTTTGTGAAGCCGATCATGCCCCAGTTCATGCGCACAAACGAATCGCTGCCATTCTACAGGCAGTTCATTATGAATGACGATAAATCTTCTTCTTAATTTTCGATAATATAATCCCTTCGTACCTGTCCCCAGATTCATAAAACGAATGTGAATACCAAGTGCTCTGGAAATTTCAAAGGGGCAGTTGGTCTTATATTTTTTAATCAGATTATTAATCAATTCATCCATTGTCTTCACCTGCAGTACGTTTAGTGTATTTGTTATTTTATCCTAGGGAAGTCTCGAACACTTAATCCTGTTTGGGCTTTTTGCGCTTATTCATTTGTTTGGCCTCCCAGAACAACCCCGTAAGCACGTCTTTAATCCTCTGTCTGTCCTCCCTATCCAGTGGAATACCATCGAACATCAATTCACCGTCATCCTCCAGCATTTTGCGGAAGTCACGCTTGTCCTTGTTTGTAGCCCATTCAGGGACGATTTCAGCTTCAGCAGCACCTTGATCTTGTAAATACCCTGCACGCTCCATCAGCTCCTCATAAGAACATCCTGTTGCTTCAGCGATCTTGCGTAGGGTTGCCGGCTTCGGGATGCCTCTCAGACCATTCTCGATCCGTGAGATTTGTGAACCGCTGATACCTGCTGCAGATGCCAATTGATTGATGGTTAGTCCTCTTTGTTCGCGAAGCTCTTTTAAAAAACGGCCAAATTCTTGTTCCATCACTACCCACTCCTTCTGCACTGTTAGCTGCTGTAAATAATATAAGCCATTTTTGCCAAGAGGTAAACAACAAAGAATGGTTTATTGCCAAAAGGCAAGATAAGTGATGAAAAGTAGCTATTAACCGGCCTATATAGCCTTAAATCGGATTTTACGGAATTGGAAGAGAGGTGGTATATTATTGAAAAAGGCGAACAAAATGCGAACAAGTAGAATTTTACCACAAATCTTGGAGAAATACTGCAACTATAATGCAAAGGAGTGTATGCTGTGCTGAACCTATCTTCTTTACCTGAACTGGACCGTCGCCGGACACAGATCACTATAGAAAGTATGCTGGAGAAATACCGTATTTTCAAAACCGTTACCTTTGAGGCTAAGGAAGCAAGTATCACTTATTCCTATACCGAACGTTTTCATGGACCTACGAACGCTATTACAGATCAGACGGCAGCGCTCGCCACACATAATGTGGATGTGCCCGCAGCTCGTAGAGCTTATTGCGCCGCAATCGACACGGTGGTGGACAGGCTGGACACAAGAGAGCAGCAGCTGGTACGGGAACGGTACATGAGAAGAGATGAGATGTACGATTACACCATATACAATCATGTGTTTGATCCACCCGTTAGCAAGGACACATATGTAAAGATACGTTCCAAGGCTTTTTATAAAATGGCGCTGGCATTAACTGACCTTGGGCTGCTGTCACTGGATTCTCTGTTAAAAGTTACGTCAAAGTCGCCGAAGCTAGAAAGAGGTGGATCCTCCTTAGAGAGTATCGGCCACCTCTAAAGATCCCAAAAAGGAACCTGGGTTCACAGTTTATTGAAACTATTAAATCTATAGAAGCTGTATCATCCGTAATGTGGGTGGTACAGCTTTTTTATATGTTAGGTCTGCTCGCTTAATACTTCTATACGCGAAAAAACAGAACAAGTGTTCCCAACTAAAAACCACTCTATTCCATCCGTAAGCTCTGCTGAAGTTCGCCTTAACACCGTCTCTGTGCACGAAATAAGGGGGTATGATTATAACATGGCAAATGAAGCAAAAGGACACCGCAGGAGCATGAATGCTCCACTACACATCAGGCCAGCAAGGCTGAAACACTAAGAGCGCGGTGAAAAGTTTCTTGGCTCAGCTGCCATAGTCTTAAACGGATAGAGTTCCTGCTATAAGGACTGTATCCGTTTTGTTTATCCAGGAACGGGAGGGATGAATTGTTCATAGCATTGAAGATTGATGACATGAAAGAACCGCCGATTGCGGTCAGGGAAGGAACGTAACGATGAGCGTACAACAACTGCGGGAGTTTATTACTGCTGTGCTGCAGCGTCATTTTCCGGACGTTCCTGTATATGTTGAGGGGGACAAGCCGCAGACGCCGTACTTTCAACCCGGGCTCATCTCGGCTACGTATGACCGGCAGCGTGAGAACAGGTATCTGGCAGTGTACCGCTTCGGTATCCGTTATGAAAAAGCAAGCCCGCTGGAGGCTGAACGTATGGCTGATAAGCTGAGTGAAGCGCTGGCTGCGATGGAGAAAGAGAGCGGTGTATATCGTGTGGTGCGTCAGGCTTGGGAAGCCGGGACAGAGGGTAAAGCTCCTCTTTTTACTGCGGATTACATGGTGTATCTCCATCAGGAACAGGCCGAGGCCGTGAAGATGGGCCAGATGACGGGAGGAGAACGATTGAAATGACGACAAATCAGGCAGATAGTAATGTGTTTGGAAAAGAACAGATAATGAAGTCTTCCCGGTTCACACCGAAGGAAAAGGATGTACTGGATGTTATTTTGCAAGAGGAACAACGTTATTCGCTGGAAGAAGCACAACAATTGATGGAGCTTTTCTTAAATAAGGAGGTTATTTAATGGCTGGTGGAACATGGACAACACAAAATAAGGTGCGCCCTGGGGTGTACGTGAACGTAGCTTCGGAACAAAGCGCGATTGGTAAAATGGGTGAACGCGGTATTACAGCGCTGGCCCTGACACTGCCATGGGGTCCATCCGGAACCCTTCTGAAGTTTACGCCTCAAGATGATATTTATAAACTATTGGGTCACAGCTTGAGCCATCCGGCGCTGCTGCCGGTTCGTGAAGTGCTGAAACGTGCGGGTACGCTGCTATTGTATCGTCTGAATGACGGTGTAAAAGCGGCTATTACCGGCAGCGGGTTGCAAGCAACGGCTAAATACAGCGGCGAGCGGGGGAATGATCTTACCCTTGTGATCGAAAAGAATATTGAGAACAACACGCTTTTCGACGTGAAGACGCTGCTGGATGGCTCTGAAGTGGACAAGCAAACCGTTGCCAAAGCCGAGGAACTGGTCGCAAGCGCCTGGGTCAAATTCCAGGTGAACGGTACAGAGGGTCTGAAGCTGACGGCTGCACTGCCGCTGACAGGTGGTACGAATGGCACAGTAACCAATCAGGAGCACAGTAATTTCCTGTCGGCTCTGGAGGTTCAGGATTTCCAGACTGTAGGTTTGCTCTCCCAAGATAATGCGCTGAAAGGGCTCTACACTTCCTTTGTGAAGCGCCTGCGCGATACGGAAGGTAAGAAGGTGCAAGCGGTACTGTCGGATTATGCTACGGCTGGCCATGAGGGTGTTATCAGTGTGAAAAATGGCGTTGTGCTCGCTGACGGTACCATTGTGGACAAGACAGCAGCAGTCGCCTGGGTGGCAGGTGCTACGGCTGCAGCGGCGGTTAATGAATCGCTGACGTACCAAGCGTATGACGATGCAGTGGATGCCGACATTCGTCTGAGTCATTCCGAGACGACGGCTGCCCTCTTGAACGGCGATCTGCTCTTCACATTTAGCAGCGGCCGGGCGGTAGTGGAACAGGATATTAACACCTTTACGGCTTTCTCCCCGGATAAAGCCAGAGCATTCTCCAAAAACCGTGTGTTGCGGGTACTGGATGGAATCGCGAACGATCTCAAATCTATTTTTGAACATTACTTTGTTGGTAAGGTGGCTAACAATGAGGATGGCCGTGCGCTGTTCTGGTCCCAGTGTGTAAGCTACATGAACGATCTCCAGAATATCGGGGCGATTGAAGCTTTCAATGCGCAGACTGATGTAGTGGTTGTTGCAGGAAGCGACAGTGACAGCATTGTGCTGGAAGTTGCAGTGAAGCCGGTGGATTCCGTAGAAAAAGTATATATGAAAGTGAAGGTGGTTTAAGATGGCATTTTTGAAAGCTAGCGATACAATTTCCGGCCAAGAGGGCCGTGCATATGCCGTGATTGGCACACAGACGGAAGAGATGTTCTATGTGAAGACGCTGGAGGCCACCGTCGAGAAAACAAAGGCGGAAGTGAAAACGCTGGGCCGCCGCGGGGTGCAGCATAAAGCGACGGGTTGGTCCGGCAGCGGATCGATGACCATTTTCTACATGACCAGCCGTTTCCGTCAGATGATGCTGGATTACATGAAGACTGGTGTGGATCAGTATTTTGACATCGAAGTTACGAACCATGATCCGTCTTCCAGTGTGGGAGCGCAGCGTATTGTGCTGAAGGGTGTAAACCTGGACAGTGTCATCATGGCTTCATTGGATACCGAGTCGGATGCGCTGGAGGAAGAAGTGAGCTTTACGTTTGAAGACGTAGAGATTGCTCAGGCCTTTGCTACACCTGCTGGTCAGTAATAGCAATTCTACTAATTATGGATAAGAGCGGGTAAGGCCCGGGCGTGATTACACGACGGGTCTCTTCTCTGTCCGTTTTTATTGGAAAGTACATCATAACAACCAACTTAGGAGGATTAATATGAGCGAATTAAGTTTGTTTTTTGCCCAAAATGCAGCATGCGATACGACAGAGGATTTTGTGGTCTCTCAGCGTTTCAAGGATAAAGAGGGGAGTGCCGTGGCCTGGAAGCTGCGCAGCATGACTGAAGACGAGAATCAGGAATGCCGTAAGGCGGCAACCCGTAAGATCAAAGGGAAAAATGGCGTCTATACAACGGATATTGACCCCAATGAGTATATGGCGAAGCTGATGACGTCCAGTGTCGTTCATCCGGACCTGCGAAATGCTGAGCTTCAGCGTTCCTATGGGGTGATGGGTGCGGAATCGCTGCTGCGGAAAATGCTGCTTCCTGGTGAATTTGCTGCGCTCGGAGAGCGGGTACAGGCCCTGAATGGCTTCGCCACGGATATGAACGAGCTGGTGGATGAAGTAAAAAACTAATCAACGAGGGCGACGGTGAGGCTAACTTAGCCTACTACGCCCTCCACGAGCTGCATATCCTGCCGCACGAGCTGATGAAGCTCTCCCCCCGCGAACGGGCGGCGATCTACGCGATGATCGCTGTCAGGGTGGAGAAGGAGAAGCGGGAACAGGCGAAGAGCAGGGCCAGGAAGAGATAGGTGGAGGAGGTGGTAATGTGGAAAATCCAGTGACAAGTACAGCACTGGTTCCGGTAACTGCAGTAACGGTCTGGCAGAATGTAAACGCACAATGGGAGCGATTGAATCAAAACTTTGATCAGTCCGGTGACTCATTGAAAAACCTTCAGAAGATCTTAGAGCGAATCTATGAGGAGAAAAACAAGTCCTTTATGGAGGGCTTCATGCGTTCACAGCAAATGGCAGACCATATGTCTGGAAAAACAGGGAATGTAAATCGTGTTTTAGCTGACAATTCAGCTGACAGTGGTCTTCCGAAGACGAAAAAGGGTCTGATAAGTAAAATACAAAAGATCATGAAAGCTCTGGATGTCAGTGGTTTTAAGGCAACTAGCAATATGGGGGAAAAGGTTGTTGGGCATACCAAGAACAAAAAGGAAGAGACAAAGGATGTAAGTAGTTCATCCGAAGACTCCGAGGTAGTGAACTCAAAGAAAAAGAGATCAAAGTCAAAAGAAAAGGAAAAAGAAAAGGATTCAAAGAAAGACAAAGATAAAGACAAAGACAAAGACAAAAAGTCGGGATTTATAGCCAAGCTGGTTGCTTCTTTGGACATCAGTAAACTATTTGGTAAAGTAAAATCCTTGGGTGAGAAAATAATAAAACCGAATGCAACTGATGAGGATAAGAAGAAGTGGGCGAACATTCAAAAGAGCACAACCAATGTTGTTGGTTCAATGGGACAAAAAGCAATTGAAGCCCTGCGTCCTGCACTTGATATGCTGAACACAGCCTTTCAATCGGATCAAATGGTTGCTGCTATGAATTTCATGGCTAATATATTCATGGTTATTGCAACAGTCATCAGCATGGTAGTTGAAGGACTAATGTATATGGCTACGGTTGTGCAACAGAACTGGGATGTTATAGGACCGATCCTTGGAGCAATAGCCTTTGTATTATTAGCAGCTATGATTGGACAGGTGTATAGTCTTGCAGCTGCTTGGCTGGTAACTAACTTGCCTATACTGCTGTTTGTGGCAGCAATCGCTTTGCTTATATATTGTCTTCAACAAGCAGGCGTTTCTACGGAGGAGATAGTCTCTGTCGTGGCTGCGGCGTTTGGCTGGTTAAATGTGTTTATCCAGAATATAATAATTTATCTTTACAACGCGTTTATCTCATTTGCTGATTTCTTCCGAAATCTGTTTTTGGATCCGACGTATGCGGCAAAAAAGCTATTCTACGACTTGGCTACTGGTGTTCTGGACTTGTTCTATAAGATGGCATTGGGTACGGAGAATTTTGCGGGGGGATTCGTTAAGATCATTGCAGATGCAATCAACGCCGCTTTAAAGAAATTCAAAAATTTAACGGATTTCCTAAGCAATATTCCGGGGTTTGGGTCCTTAGCTAATATCAAGATAAATTATCTTGATACCAAAAATCCTCACGTTTTCAGTGATTTGATTCTGAAGCAAAGAGGAAAGTTAGAGGCGCCCACAAGTAATCAACCAGTTTATGATACTAAAAAGAAAGAGTATAAAGACCCTCAAGCCGTTATGGTCGACTATGCGCAAAGGGCCAAGAAGGTCACAGATAAATTTGATACGAAAGTTAGTTTGAAAGATTATACTTCAAAGAGTGCAACGCCCGGAATTAAAAGTCCTGCCGATAATGTTTCCCCCGACATCAACAAGGTTGGTGAAGTCGGCAAAATCAATGACACCGTCGACATCTCCAGTGAAGACTTGAAGATGATGCGTGAGCTGGCGGAGATTCAGGCGATCCAGAATTTTGTGGAGCTGACGCCAACCGTGCAGGTAACGACAGGGAACATCAACAATGCCGGTGATATTGATACGATTATCAATAAAATCGGGCAAAAGCTGAACGAAGAGTTCATCTCGACGGCACAGGGGGTGTACACGTAACGTGGAAGAGTATGGTTTTTTCTTAAGCTTCAATAACATGCAGGAGATTTTCCGGCTCCCGGTGAACCCGGAGACGCTGGAAATGAAGGAATCCGGCGACGGCAAAAGCTATACGATCGTGGATTTCGGGGAAATAAATGCGATATCGTATCCGAAACTGACGGAGATTACGATTGAGAGTATTTTTCCGGCGCAGCGGTACCCCTTTGTGCTTGTACCGGAGAAAGGGCCCAACCGACTGCGGCGGCCATTTGAATATGTGGAGCTGATCAAGAAATGGATGGAGACCAGGCGCCCCATCCGTTTTATTTTTTCCGGACTCAGGGCGGGAGAGCAGAGCCGGGACCCGAGGGAGTCCAGTGATTTTGCGGTCAACATGGCCATGAGCATTGAGAACTTCAGTTGGAAGCTGGTAGCTGGCAGTTCGGGAGACATCGAGTTTTCACTGTCGCTGAAGAAATATGTGTTCTACCAAGCGCTCCCAATTAAGGTCGATAAAAAAGGCCAAGTCAAGAAGGAGCAGCAGCGGCCCAGCGATAAAAAGCAGCCCTCCACCTACACCATGAAAGCGGGAGATAATCTATGGAAAATCGCGAAAAAGGTGCTAGGTGACGGGCAGAAGTACACAATTATTCAAAAGCTTAACGGCATCCCCGATAGCCAGCTAAGGAAACTGCCGATCGGGAAAGTCCTTAAGATGCCATAAGGAGGGATACTGTGGAGCTGCTTTTAAAGAACAAGGAGGGCAGGGTGTGGGATCTCTCCAAAATTGTATCGGATATCTCCTGGAAAACAGCTCGTACCGGCAAACCGGCGACGCTGGAGCTTACTTTGATCAATAGCGGAATCTACCAGCATCCCAAATTTGGGATCAAAAACGGAGATATTGTGCAGTTTCGAAAAGACGGGGTCAATGTGTTCTATGGTTTTGTCTTCAGTATAAGTACGGGTTCAAATCAGGAGATCAAGCTGACGGCGTATGATCAGACCCGGTATTTGTTGGGGAACGGAACCTATGTTTTTCAGGATGCTACCGCGAGTGATGTAATTGACAAAATCGCCAAGGATTACGGGCTGCAGATTGGCGTGCTGGAGCAGACGGATTATCGTATTCCTTCATTAATTGAGCCGGATAAAAAGCTGCTTGATATTATCATGGGCGCTGTCGGGAGTGAGCTGCAGTATAAAGGGAAGCTGATGGCTTTTTACGATGATTTTGGCAAGTTAACTCTGCGAAGTCCGAATTCGATGCTGCTTAATCTGATTTTGGGAGATGGACACTCCTTGTATGAGTACTCTTTGAAAAAGAGCATCGATGACGATACGTACAACACGATTGTTCTCTACCAGGAGAATGAGCAGAGTGGCCAGCGGGAGCCTTTTGCAGTGACTGACAAGGATAATGTGGCACGCTGGGGGATTTTACGGCTATTTCAGAAAGCAGACGACAAGTCCAATGCCGCGCAGAATATGGAGAAAGCGAACAATCTATTGAAGCTGCACAACCGGGAAAGCCTCAGCCTCTCTGTGCAGTCACTTGGAGATCTTCGTGTGCGGGCGGGAAATTTCATTTATGTGCTGCTGGATGAGCTCAAAACTCAGTTATTTCTGGTGGACCAGTGTACGCACAAAATCTCCGGCGATGAGCATACCATGTCTCTGGATATTAAGGTGGTGTAATAAAATGTTGGATATTATTAAAAAAGCGAGCCTCGGCGCGGTGGGAAGCACCAATCCGGTGGCTTTTTCGTATGGGCTCGTCACAGGGACGGCTCCGCTTCAGATCCAGGTGGATCAGCGGTTTATTTTAACAGGTAATGCCTTGGTTCTTCCGGAATCGGTCATTGAAAGTAAGATCCAGTTAAACGGCCAGGAAGTGATACTGCGGCGCGGGCTTGCTGCTGGAGACCGGGTGCTGATGGTGCGGATGCAGGGCGGCCAGAGCTATGTTGTACTGGATAGGCTGGTGAACCCGTCATGATCCCTGAGATTGGAAAAGAGGGCCCGATTACCGCTGCCGTTGAAGAAACGCCGTTCACTTCTGAAACTGTGGAAATGCCCAGTCTAACCTATCGGATGGATTGGGAGCGCAAACGCATTAGCAGCCACACGGATGGACTGGAGGCAGTCAAACAGGCCGCAGCCAAAATACTGAATACGCTTCGCTATGAGCACCTGATCTACAGTACCGACTATGGTACGGAGTGGAATTTGGTCTTGGGGCAAGACCGGCTGCTTGTTCGGGCGGAACTCCGGCGTATTTTAACAGAAGCACTGCTTCAGGATGACCGGATTACCGGGGTAGAAGAGCTGAGCATTGCTTTTAACGGAGACAATCTGGATGTAAGCTGCACTGTAGTAACGAGCTATGGCAGCTTCCGGGTCAGAAAGGAGATGAATGGAGATGGCTAAGGAACAGAGCTTTGAAGCGTTATTGGAACGAATGTTAGCCCGGGTACCGAATGGTCTGGACAAACGGGAAGGCAGCATTATTTATGATGCACTGGCCCCGGCAGCAGCCGAAATGGCCCAGATGTACATGGAGCTTGCGTTGAATACCAATCTGCATTTTGCCGATACTGCTAGCGGTGAATATCTGGATCGCTGTATTGCCTGGTTAGGGATTAAACGGCGAGCGGCTAGTAAGGCGGAGCTTCAGGGTGTTTTTTCTAACCATAAAGGAGAGCCCCAAGAGGTGCCAATTGGCAGTAGGTTTTCGCTAGAGATGTTAAACTACACGGCTACACAGAAATTATCACCTGGTGTCTATCGTTTGGAATGTGAAACGGCTGGTGCGGTAGGCAATCGTTATTTCGGGCCCTTGCTGCCAGTGGATTATATTGCTGATTTGGCGAAGGGAGAGATTACGGCGCTGCTGATTCCCGGCGAGGATGCCGAGGATGACGAAACTTTGCGTGAGCGTTATTTCGATGCGGCAAGACGGCCTTCGACCAGCGGGAATAAATATCATTATATGGAGTGGGCACAGCAGATTTCCGGGGTGGGGGGAGCGCGTGTTTTTCCACTGTGGTCGGGTCCCAAAACGGTAAAGGTCGTCATTGTGGATGCTGACAAGAAACCTGCTTCTCAGCTGCTGGTAGCAAAAGTCCAAGAGCATATCGATCCGGTACCTGGCAAAGGAGAGGGACAGGCCCCTGTCGGAGCCGTTGTGACAGTAGCGCCAGCCGTAGGCAAGAACATCAATATTCAGGCTAAAGTCACACTTGCTGCGGGGTATACCTTGCAGGCGGTGAATGCTGAGTTTGCTGCTGTATTGGAAAAATATCGCAAGGATAAAGCTTTTGCCTCTACCTATATCAGTCAGTCGGTGATTGGTGCTTTGCTGCTAAATACGGAGGGAATTGTGGATTACACAGAGCTGAAGCTTAATAACGGGACGGGAAATGTACCGCTTGATGCAGAGGAAGTTCCGCTGTTCGGCAATGTCGCGCTGGGGGTGTAGGGGGTGGGATATCCGGACGGGATTGATACTTTCAAGAATAAACTTAATAAAAAGCCAAATGGCGGAAGCTATTTAATTGAAGAGAAATTAACGCTTGTTAATGGTGTATATGATGGACCTCTTGCTCATGACAATATTAATAATCAGAGTTTGACGGTTTATTCGGGGCCACGTTATAGCGGTGAGGAACTGCGGAATTTTACGGTGGCTTTTCCCGATGATGCTCCATGGCAGCGTATGATCAAAATTTTTGCCAATGCCAATGTCTCTGAAGCCTATGTCACTTATGAAACTCCTGGCGACACGGTGGAAGCGGAGGACATCAATGTTCTTCAGAGTGGTCTGACAGCTGTCCAGAGTGAAGTGGAACGTTATAAAGAGCATGGCCGGATTGACGGAGGAACATTTAGAAGAGAGGTGTAACATGGCACAGACGATACAAATTAAACGGGGAACAAAGGCAGAACTGACTACTTATGGGGTACTAAAGGCTGGTGAGCTTGGGTTCTGCTTGGATACTAAGGAGGTCTTTATCGGTGATGGTGCCTCCAACTCCATGGTTGGCCGGGCGCTGTCCGGTCCGGAAGCTTCAAGGCCTGTTGCCGGGGTAGCAGGACGACTATATTATGTGACGAGCGGAACGAATAACGGTTATTTGTACACCGATGATGGCTCTGCCTGGCGGCGGGTCAATCCTCAGAAGCTCAGCGATTTAACCGGCACGCTCGATGATATTGCAGATGGCACGACCTATGCCAAAGTGCTGAAGACAGACGTTAGCGGCGGACATATCAACAAAGTGTCAGATGGCACCAATGTGAAAACCGCTGCAGAGATCAAGACCCATATCGACGATACGGCCAAGCACCGGGTTATCAATGATACAAGCAATGCCAATACGGATCTGTGGTCTGCTCAGAAAATTAGGAACGAGATTGAGTTAGCTAAGCGTAATATTGAACCCCAGGCTTCTGTAAAAAGTCAGAACGTAGCCACTCCCCCGACAAATCCGGTGGAAGCTGACCGGTTCATTATCCCATCCGGGGCAAAGGGGAGCTGGGCGGGAAAAACAAACCAGATCGTAGAATACCAATCTTCTGTCTGGACGTATTATCCACCCGATGTAGGCTGGACTGCGTATGTGGACGACGAACAGAAAATATATAGCTGGAACGGCACGACCTGGGTACGTACTGGAGGAGCTTTGCAGACAATTACAGCCGGTAATGGATTAACCGGGGGCGGGCAGGCCGATACAGTAACCCTTAATATAGGTGGTGGTAACGGCATTGCGGTTAATACCAATGGCATTTCAGTCACAGCGGGCAAAGGGATCACTGTAGATGCTGGCGGCGTATCTGCAAATGTGGATGGTACCAGTATTGTATATGACCCTTCCAACAGCAATAGGCTTATGGTAGCTAGCATCGATGGCGGCACTTTCTAGGAGGCGATAAAATGGCGCGAAAGACATTGATTCAAATTCGCCGTGGTTTGGAAAACGCGCTGGGTACGCTGGCTGCAGGCGAGTTGGGGTTTTGCACTGATTCCGGCAAGCTGTATATTGGTACGGCGAACAGTGGGAATGTACTGCTCGTGGCAGCTCAAAGCACCGGGGACATGCTGAAAAGCATCTACGATACAAACAACAATGGGAAAGTCGACTTTGCACAAGTAGCAGATAGCGTCCCGTGGGCTGGCATCGATGGCAAACCCTCAGTATTTCCACCTGCTTCCCATACCCATTCGGAATATATGCCTAAGGGACCGCTGAAATGGAATCAGCTTAAGGGGGTATAGCTATGGCTTATGGTGAGCATCTATACGGCACGATCAGCTTTTCTTCTGAAAAGCCGGTTCAAGAAGGCCCTGATTTCAATATACCCGATCTGATGAGTTATCTGCCGGACTACTACCTGGGTGTTCTGGAAATGGAAGAGCTCCAGAAAAGCCAGGCTGTGGAGTGCGGGCAGCTTATATATGCGATAGAAGATAGTGCCGCACAATTGGTGGTAGAGTCTGCTACCTGGGGGCTGTGGCGCTTCGAGAAGGAGCTTGGGCTCAGCACGGACACGTCAAAGTCCTATGCCAGCCGTAGAGAGATGATTGTAGCGAAGCGGCGGGGCAATGGAACCACGACCCCGGAGATGATCAGGCGGACGGCGTCTGCTTTTTCTGGAGGGGATGTAAAGGTTGTAGAGGTACCGAATGAGTACAGCTTTGAGGTGCATTTCGTCGGTACACTCGGCGTTCCACAGAATATGGCGGGGCTCATACAGATGATCGAGGAGATCAAGCCTGCGCATCTGAGTTACTCATTTGTCTATACCTATACCTGGTGGGAGTCGCTCAAAGCTCTCAAATGGAACACAGCTGCAATCAAAACATGGAACCAATTAAGAACTTATAGATAGGAGAGTGACACATGCAGACAACAGGGAATTTAGGATTGAAAAAGCCTGAGGGCACGGATTACGTTGATATAGCCGATCTTAACGGGAATATGGACAAGCTGGACACTGAGGTCGTGAAGCTTGCCTCCCCTACGGAGAACGGGCGGATGTCGGCTGCGGATAAGGCGAAGCTGAATGGCGTTGCTGCGGGGGCTAACAATTATGTGCATCCCAATCATACAGGTGATGTGACAAGTAATGGGGACGGTGTGACAGCGATCGCGCCGGGGGTGATTGTCAATTCCGATGTGAATGCGGCAGCGGGCATTGATGCCTCGAAGATCGGGACAGGTGTGGTATCCAATACGGCATTCAGCTATCTGAATGGTGTGACCAGTGGGATTCAGGGGCAGCTTAATGCGCGTCCGTTGCTGACGACTACGCCGCAGCAGACGACGGCGGATATTACGTACTATGTGCGGACGGATGGTAATGATAATAATAATGGGTTGGCGAATACGGCGGGTGGGGCGTTTAGGACGATTGGTAAGGCAGTCAGTGTGATTCCACAGACGGTTAATCACACAGTCACTGTTAATGTGGCTTCGGGTACTTATGCGGAAGCAGTTCTGATTGAGGGTATCACAGGCAAGGGGTATGTCAACTTTGTAGGCGTACCAGAAACATCGATACAGTCATTTAAAGCAAACCGCTGTCACCGAGTAGTAGTGAAAGGATTTAAAGCCACCTCAGCAAATTCAATCGGCTTTACGGCGGATGATAGCGGAAAGGTTGATTTTGACAGTTGTGTAGTTATCGCATCGGGGAGCCGTGAGGGGATTGTTGTTCAGGGAGGTACGACTTCAACCATATCAAAATGCACTATTTCCAACCGGTCAGTAGCGATGCTGGCCAATGATTCTACGATATCTTCAATAGATAACAATGGTATTGGTAATACTACTGCTGGTTTATATACAAACCTTGGTGCCATTTATACATTAGGCACGCAACCAGCAGGTGCTGTTGGTGTCAACAGCGGTATTATCACTAGCGGAGTTATTAACCCATGGGGAGATAATACGTGGTATCAGAGAAGTCGCGCCGAAGCTGGTCCAAATGGTGTGCAGACCATAAACCCTGCAACTTTCACCAAAGTTGCATTTGCAACGGAGTACCAGGATATCTTGGGAGAATATAATCCCGCAACTTCAAGTTTTATAGCTCGTGCCACGGGAGCGTATTTATTCAGCGTTCAAATTGGTGTTACAGGAGGCATTGAAGGTACAACCCGTGGAATAGTAGAGCTTTGGGTAAATGGCGGAGCGGGAAAGGTGAGAATCTTTGACAGCACCATGGGAGCGGGTACTGATTTTTCTGCGGTGGGCGCTGCTGCCATCTCTCTGGGAGCTGGAGATTATGCCGAAGTTTTTATTTGGTTAAGTACCACAAAACTCCTTACGACAACCACGGAATACAACTTTGTTCGTATTTTAAGAATTGCCTAGAATGGAGGAGAATAGATGAATATAGCTGTAGCAATCAAGCACTTATACCCTTATGCTGATCCACTGAGGGATTTTATCGTACTAGACAATGGCCCCGAGCTTGTACTTCGACCTGGAGCCGAAGAAAAAGGCCGTGTCCGCTATGAGATCAAGCCACCACAAAACGGCGAGGAATCAGTAGAGGGCGTGCACTACCGGTACGGCATTGACTACAACCGGTTAACCGAAGGCGAAGACTACGATATCGTAGAGCGCGGCCCATACATTGCCGCCTGGAACCTGGACGCTCCACAGCCAACCGAGCAAGAACTGCAAGCGGCCTGGGAGACTTATCAGGAAGCTGAAGCGAACAAGCCTCCGCAGTTGACGGAGAACGAGCAGTTGCGAGCAGAGAATGCATCCTTGCACGGTCGTCTTGGGGACGTAGAAGTTATTATGGCGGAATTGCTTAGTATATAACACCGAAAGGAGATGAGACTCAACATGTCGACAGATTCACTCGCTGCTGCCAAAATCCGGCTGATGGCCAATGCCTGCATTACCCGTTTTGATCGGGGAGAGCGTCCCATTGAGGATGTGATTCATTCCTATAATATGCAGGTAGACAATGAGCAACTGGTCAGAGAGCAGATTGTGGAAAAGCGTCCCGATATCTCTTTCACCGAAACTCTCGGAACAGAGCAAAGTGGTTCAGGACATTAATTAACACGCCCTTATCAGGAGCGTGTTTTTTTAAGCCCTCGGAGGAGTCGTCCGAGGGCTTTTTCAACAATACAGGAATTCACACAACATCACAGAAGGGAGCGGGCGGATGGAACAAGGAGATCTTGCGCAACTGGAGAAGCTGCTGCCACTGGCCGATAAGTATGGCCTCGCTTATATTGTGGCATTCATCTTGATGATCGTGGTCATGGTTCTGCTGCGAGCGATTGTTAAGGGAAATCTGGTGCCCCGGGAACTGCTGGACCGGGCCGAAGAGGACCGGGATCGACTACAGGCGATTTTGGACAAGGAACGCTCTGAATTCATGCAGCCAACACTGGATGTACTCAAGAAATTGAAGATTGACCATACGGAAGACAGGGGGAGTTAG